TTCNGGCTTAAGGGGTGCAGGTAGAAAGGGTGCGGCGATAACAACTGTATCGCCATCCGTTACTCTGATAATTTGTGCGTCATAGGTAACGCCTTGGGGTGTTTTTTGTGCAAATGCCAGTACTGGGACTAACAATAGTAATACTAATAATCGTTTCATGTGTACTCCGTGTTAACAGAGTATTTATTAGAAATTATTGTTAAACCATCCTATTTTCTTACCGGCAACTATGCGCTTTTCGTGTTCTTCAACTGAACCTGGCCAGCGCCATGCCCAAATAGCAACAATAGCCATAAAGCAAGCGGTACTGATAATCCCAATAGGTTTTACACCTGAGAAAGACATGATGAGTAAACTTGTACTCATCATGGCCAACATGAAAAACTTCATCTTAGTTGGAAACACCCGCTTGGTATTCCAGTTGGTTAAAAATGGACCAAACAATTTGTGATTGTATAACCAGGCATGCATCTTGGGCGAGCCCTTGGCAAAACAATAGGCCGCGGACACTACAAAGATACTGTAGGGTATGCCGGGCGTAACAAGCCCGACATACGCCATGCCTAAACTAATGAATCCTAAGACTTTCCACAGGAATCGTTTTATCGTATGTATTCTAACCATTCTTTAAACCTCACGTTGAAGCCTTGCTTCTTACGCTTATTTACAAGATCGAAGAAGTCCGGTTTGTAAGGTTTGATTTTTGGCTTCCATCCCTTAGTTTTGTCTGCCTTAGCGGCATTACATGGGCCACAAGCTGTACATGTATTTTCCCAGGTAGTCTTACCGCCTTGGCTTACAGGCAACACATGATCTAATGTAGACTCTTTGCGATCCACACTGGTACCACAGTATTGACAAATACCGTTGTCTCGTAGATGTACATTACTGCGGCTAAAACGCACAGCATATTTTGGTTTCATGTAATCACGCAACATGATTACACTAGGCACTTGGGTTTCCCAGCGGGCAGAATGCACTATCCAATTTTCGTGATAAAGCAATACATCGGCTTTGTCTAAAACCATGTATTTGATTGATTCTTCCCAAGGGATAACGCTTAACGGCATAACACTTATTGGCAAGCCGTCAGCATTTAGTACTAACGTATCTGACACTTTGAACCTCTTTCTAGTTGTGTTTACAGACCCAACCTATGAAGTATACATTATATACTTACAATGTATTTACGTCAAGTTCGATTACAATAAAATGTTATGGGCAAACTCTTGTCCGGATCGATCTAGGGCCGCACACCATTGATCGTTATTATCCGATCCAAATACAAGTTCATTGTCGTAATTAGCTAGGAGCCAACTCTTATCGTGTGTCCAAGGAGGGATGCCTTTTATTTCACCATGCAATTGGTTCGGACTCCACCCACACATGCCCAAAAATAAACGCCATTGTTGGGGGACATCTCCCATTGCTAGTCTAGGTAATATATCATCTGCTGAACTTAACGAAAACTGTCCGTTAACCTGCATAGTATTTTTACTGACCCAATCGTTGCTGTGTAAGAAGCTAAGACTTTTAACATTGACAGGGCCGCCGAGATAAACAAAGCCCGGAACATCTATTGTAAACCCTAGTTGTTCTCCGAACTCTACTACACTCATCTGACTACGTTTGTTTAAGACTACACCTACACTGCCTTGACTGTGGTTTTCAGTAATTAAAATTACTGATTTATACCAAAAGTTATTTTTTACTGCCGGTGGTGCTATTAATAATTTACCTAATGGATTCATGCAGATATTTAGTTATGCAAAGCGTCTGACAGATTGTTTTACGTCACCTACTGTGATAGAGCCGTCCTTATTACGATCTAATCCTTTGTTCTGTCTGTAGACTGCACCACTGAATCCATTAGCGCCTGACAATCCTAGTACATGGCTGTCTGGATAACCGATGTACTTAGGCATAAAGGTAGCCATGTATAAGTCACCAGCTGATCCGTCACCAACTCCAGTCATCTTGTAATATTTGTAAACATAATCTAACTGTTGCACACCGTCCATCTTGCCTAGCTCATCTGTAGTTGTACCTAAACGTCTAGCTGTGTCTGGCATAAATTGTATTAGGCCGGTTGCGCCGCCGCTGGCATTTCTTGCGGCTGGATTAACACCTGACTCTTGTTTCATTACGGCCAACATTGCGTTTGGAGTTGTGCCTAGTGCGGCTGCAATTTTTTCTAATTTCTTTTTAAAGTCTGGATCTTGAATTGTACTAACATCAATCTTTTGTGCATCAACACTATCAGGACGGGCCAGTACCTCTTTATACTTGCCGGAGATCTCTGGATGTGCTTCGGCAGCTCGACGTGTGTATGGGCCAAGGCGACCGTCTAGTCCGTCTTGATTAGGGCCAAACTTGCCTAAGTTTGCACCCTTGGCTTTTAACTCTTTTTGCATTGCCAGTACTTGACTATCAAATGCTTCGTTGATTATTTTAAATTCGTTAAAACGCATGTTAACTCCAATCTGGTAATGGGCCGCCGTACTTTGCGCCCTTAATTCTATGACCACCTACTGTAACACGACTTTTGGGACTCTTACCTAGCTTGTGACTTTTCTCACCATCCCTAGCACGTAACCCTTGACTCTTACATGATGCTAGATTGCTCGCACCTAAATCTTTATCTGGTTTACTGCTAGTACATAATGCACGACTAGCTTTACCATGTTCGTCCAGCGAGGTGTGATCTACTTCGCCGCAAAAAGAACAAGATGATTTATATCTAGATTCTGTAGCATGGCCTCGAGCAGGACGACTTCCTGTACGGGCAGGGCGTTGTGGATTTGTGCCGATAGCGGCTTCGCTGATAATGTCAGTAATTCTCATAGTAATGTATTTATTCTTCTTACTGATCTAAGAATTCAAATACATTTAACCATTTACGCTTGCCTATAGTAGCTTTTAACTTGGTTAGGTCAGCCTTTGTAGTATGTCGCATACGCTGTTTTTCAGCATCTGGTACTGGTTCAAACTCTAACTCTACACCTTCTTGTTCTGCTATTTCTTCTGCTATGTCTAGAAAGCTGTGTGTTAAGCCTGCGCCACAATTCCATATTCCAGAGCCGTTAACTTCTTTAATAAAATCTATGTGTAGGCGGCATACATCACCGACCCAAGTCCAGTCACGCTTGATATGTTCTGCTGTTTCCCATACAGTAATCTTGCCCTCTTTGCGAGCCTGGGTACGCCATTTGACAATAGCATTAGCACGTTTACCGCGTAGGTGCATCCACTTGCCGTAGACATTAAAGTAACGGAACCCCTGTACATATATGTTTACATCTTGTTGTGGCCACCAACGATCAAAGAGATACTTAGACCATGCATAAGGTGTTTGTGGATGACAGGGAGCATACTCACTAAAGTCTTTACTATCACCGTAGACACTACTCGAGCTAGCATACTGTAAGTTTACCCCATGCAAATTGCACTCGTTGAACAACCACTGAGAGAACTCGTAGTTTTGTTTGAGTATGGCTTCTACATCAGTACAAGTCATGTCGGCAATAGCACCTAGGTGTATTACCCAGTCATAGCCACTTACGTCAGGACGCTCTGTTGGATGCCATTCATAGCCGTCAATGTGCCAACCTTCTTCTTGATTAAGCCAAGCAAGCATGTTGCGGCCAATGAATCCCTCATGGCCAGTTACTAGTATTCTCATGTAACTATTTACTTACAGTTTAATGTCTGGGAACTGAGAAACGATTAACGGAATAATTGCTTGGGCTTCGTCGTTGGTAATGTTTGACAGCATCCTATTAAGTATCCTAGGTAGGACCTGCATGTTTTCGGGAGCATCAATTTGTTGTTGAGTCCACCCTAGTCGTACACCTTCGTCTCTACTAACGATATGATCTAGTTCTGGAATATGCCAGTCTTGATCATGCCTGTCAGTAACTACTTGATTTTCGCCCTTGCCCCAATCAAACTTACGTTCTACACCTACATAGTCTACCCAAGTATCGGGACACTTGTCATACATAGTCTGGCACTGTTGCGGAGTCCATTTGTATTTGCTACGGTAAGGACCAAATATTGCTAGATACTTGTAGTCGCCCTTACGGTCAAAACAAAAGTCGTCATACAACTTATTAGTGAAGTATGTATTCTCTTCATAACGTCTATGGGGCTTGCGTTTAGCAATAGCCTCATTTAGTTTTTGATAATTCTTCATTAGTCTGAGAATGGCATTTTAAAAGGAGGCATGTACTTAACATGTTCCTTGCCATCTTCATCTTTGCTTGTGCCGGCCTTGACAGCCTGCCAAATAATACTAGACTTCTTAGTAGGCTGATACTTTACTACAACTTGTCTAATACCTTCAGCAAGCAACACTGGCTCGCTAGCATCATTACCAACTTCATGAAGTTCACAATATGCATCTTTGGCTCGGTACACTTGATCACGCAACTGACGAGCACTGCGTGATCCATATTTTTCATGCAATGCTTCGTAGATAGCTTGGTCCACGGCTGTAGACGATCCAATGTTACCTTGTTGTTTTAAGAACTCACAGATACCCCAACTAACGTTAGTGGCAAATACGCAATCTGTAAACAACCGCATATTGATGTTAACACTACGGCTCCATATTTCAAACCCGTATTTGTCCAAGTATGTAAGCATGTTACCAATACCAGTTAGTGCTTTACTTTGACGACTACTTTCACTCTTGTCATCTTTGTCTAATACTTTAACGCCATTGGCATTAAACACCCGCCATGCTTTGAGATAGCGTTCTTCGTCGGGCGTCAATGGCATCTTCAGCTTTTCTTTCTCACGTGCCAGGTTAGTGCCGTTACGCCACTTGTCATACTCACTTGCGGCTAGCGATACAATGTTGATAGAGTGATACTGTTCAGCATCAACAATTGCCAGCATTCTAGCAATGTCATTAAATTCCATATAATTCATCGGCATATCGTCTACACCTACAATACAACTAGCCAGTGTTCGATGCTGTGCATCGTTAACTACTTTGTCGCCGTTATCCATTTCTCGTCCAGTTGCTGGTTGCACTAGATGAGGTTTGTAGTTAAACACTAAGTCGCCAATTAGATGTTTAGCACGGACCATACGTTGTTGACGATAGTTAATCCACATCTCAATAATTTTAACAAACGATCTTTTACCGTCTGCATCGGGTACTGGTTGACGATACAGCATACCCGGCCCCCATAGCTTTTCAAAGTATGGCAATTCCATTCCTTCAAAAATGCCAGCTTCTTGACAATGATTAAGAACAAACATAATAACGTCTTCTACCTTAGCATATCCGTCATCATCCATGATATCTGTAACGTCGAGTAGCTCATTAATCTTACTCATTCTGCGTTGAATCTCAACAGGATCAAAATCCTTAACGGACTTGCGCTGACTTTTTGGGCCACATAGCCCTGTAAGGTCATCACCATATTTGTCCGTAATACATTTTAGATAAGCCATTTTTTACTTTCTGTGTGTTAATATGTTTATATTATAATACCAATAGATTCAAACGTCAACTGTTTTAAATACCGTTTCGGTTATAGACGACGGGCATTTCGCATACATACTTGTTATTATATGTGTTCATAATCAAATTGCAGTCGCCACCTGTAACTTTGGAGCCAGCATGGTCTCCTAAACTTTTACCCGTAACAACATATGAGCCCACACTGGCTACAGAGTATGCGGCACACCCTGTTAGCGTGGTTGAGGCAATTGCGAGAATCGAGATAAGAAAGCTTCTTGTCTGCATGAATACTCTTGTAGTGTCTGTGTGTTAATATAAGTAACCCAAGGGTCACCGTCTTTTAATTCTAATACTGTGACTCGGAATGTTCTATCTCCGCCACCATATAGTTCGTTCAATTTCATTGTACAAGCATCCTAACAAGTCCAATCGCATCAATTGACACTAGCAAGATGTAGTTAGCCAACATGCCAAATGATTTCCGAGTATAACTAGCCCAAGCATACATAGCACAGCCAGCAATCCAAATAGGATATAACGCGAGTAATGGCGGATTTGGCACTGTGACGGCCATAGTGATACTGCACCCAATGCTAATAGCCCAAGCAAGTAGTTCAACAAAAAATCGAAAGGAATTAGTATTGTAGTCATCACGTATCCAATCAAAAGTAGGTTTTAATAAATCATTCATATATTATTTTAGCATATAAAAAATTCAAAGTCAACGATATTGAATTAAATATCAAATGCTATTCACACAAGACAAACCATTTGATCGATCTGTTTCTTATAAGTTAAACAGCCAGGGCTATAGATGTCCGGAATGGAATGATATTGATTGGGCTAGTAGTCATTTGCTTTTTGGTTGTAGTGTTGTTCAAGGCATTGGATTAAACGATGCAGATACGCTTGATCAAGAATTAGTCAAACTGTTAAATGAGCCAGTGGTTAATTTAGGTGTAGGCGGAGGGAGTCTTCCGTTTATCCTAGCCAATACTTATAAGTTAATCGATGCGGGTATCCGTCCAAAAAGTGTAATACTAGTTTATCCAGAGCCTAGTCGAGTTGCATTGTTTTTAAAAGATCAAGTAAGGCATATTGGAACATGGGATCATGAGAGTTGGTATAGGACTTGGCTTAAGGATAATAATGCAGAATACTATGGATATCTCGCAGGTCGTAGTATTGAGTCTGCATGGCTTAGCGTTGGTATTGATGTGGTTAGTGTGCATCAACCCGATGTTCCTGGTCCTGAGGATTTGCCGGGATATGTTGATATGGCAAACGATAAACAACATCCTGGACCAAAAACAATTAAACTATGGGCAGAACACATAGTCAACAAAAAAGCCCGCCTAAGCGAGCTTTTAGGTTAGGCCTAACCCCTCTAATTAGAGTGTGATACCCATTGCCTTAGCTTTGTAGCCAAGAGCAATAATTTCACGTGATGGCTTGCCCATTACATACTCAGTAACTTGAACACCGTTACCTGCCTTGCGGGTGTTGCTGTAAACAGCGTAACCGTTTTGACGGATGCGGCTTGCTTCTGCGGCCAAGTTCTTAACACCAAAACGCTTTTGTGCTTCGCTAGCAGTTAGTGAATCACCGTTATAAAGTGCATTGAAAACTTTGTAAGTCTTAGTCTCTGGATTGAAAAATTTCATCTTTATTTCCTTTTAGATTATGCTGTAATTAAACAGCTATATCTAGTATATTACATAATGTAATAGAACTCAAGCTGTTTGGTGATCTTGCTTTAGTTCAGGATGCCAAAACCTCTTGCCAGGGTAACGCTTGGCGGCTTCAACCATAACTTGATGTAAGTTTTGGGCCTGGGCAAGGAACTCGCCTGTTACTTTGTCATAGGCGTAGACTAAATTGTTTACATTCTCAGTTTTGACTTCGATAGCGTCATCAGGCAAGCCGAGTTCGTCGGACTCGTTTATCTCTTTAATCTTTTCTAACATTTTAATCATATGATCTGGACGCTCACTGATATTAGCCAAAAAGATGATGCCTCTCACATGCCAGCCTATCCAATAGGCAACAATTGCTACAACAAGATAAATGAAATATTCCATACTAATCTCCGGTTAAGTTATTTAAAGTGAATTAGTCTTTTAGGACTTCTAACATGGCAATTTTGGCGATCTTTTCACCAAAGTCTTCGTTTTTGCCAATAATGTAGATATCGTGAAAGTTACGATCCTGTTTACGATCATAGCGACTAAACTCTACAACCTTACCACCGATTGCGTTGTATACTTTGAACTGTAAGGACACATCGCTACCAATATCACGTGATCCAGATATGCTGTTTTTAGATGAAACAGTTGGGTAGCAATCTTGTTCGTGCCTAGCAACTGCTCGATCCTTTTGATCATCCATAACCCAATCAACTATCATTCGTTTAAACCAATTCATTCTTGTGCCTTTCTAGGTGCTGTACAACTATCATTCCAAAGTTCCTGTGCTTGCTTTTTGTATTCATCAAGCTCGGCATCTTTGCGCAATTCATCTTCCATCCACAACATCTTTTGATGTGCGTACATTTCTTCACTAAGGCCGTGCCAGCCAATACAATAGCCTGTTGGGCTACGGCCGCATCCACACTTGCCAAACTCGCTGGCATCTTCTTTTACTCTAATTTGCATCAGTCATCTCCTTGCATTAGTTCCACAGCCTTGAGTACCAGTATGACTACTATGTAGCCCGCCAGCATAAACAATAAGCCTTCTACAATGATCATCATAGTTGCATTATCCTTTCTAAGACTACTTTCGCATCATTAAACTCACCACGACCCAACTTAGCTTCAATTTGAATTTCATATTCATTACGAAGGTGTCGAAGATATGGACGCATTTGATATGTAGCATAAGGTTGTGTCCATCTAATAGTATATAAATGTTTAGATTCCATTGGCTGCTCCTACATGTTTGATATATTTAAACAAGTCTTTTTTATGTTTAGGTTCCCACCACTTGCCATCTTTGCCGCATCTTTCAGTGCCGGGCGCAATGTTCCAATCCACTCGACTAGCTGAACATCGTGCATAGTACGGAGCGACCTTGACATTGCCGGTCACACGATTTTCCATAATTTCATTCTCGATGTAGTTCAATCGGCAACGAAATTCACTTCCAGTGCCCCATTGCGGAAAGTCTGCTAGTTTTCTAAAACTATGTTTGCAATCTTTACATAATACTTGTTCACTCATTTTATTTCATCCGGTGTTTCTGGAAAATGGCTAATGATTAAATCTAAGGCCGCGATGGTCTGCATGTTAAGTCCTACATCTTCAGGATGTAGCCAATAGCCGCCAGGATTGGCATCACTCTTTGGATTCTTCTTCCATAGCTTTAACTCTTTTTTGAGATAAGCACGGTAGTCTTTTAGATTCATGCTGGTAATACGATCAGCAGTTTCACCGTCAATCCATTGATAGGGTTTATGCTTGGCTTTGCTCATATAATCTTTCCTAGTCCTGCGTAGATAAGTTGATCTAACTCAGATTCATAATCACTACGACCCACTCGACGCTTTAACCAAATAGCTTCTAATATACTTTTGGCATCTATATTATTATCTACAGGTAGTGCGCCTCTAGAATCTAATTCTTCAATTAGGTCATCCGTTTCAAAGTCACTCAAATTAACATCTACTTCAACTTCAGTATAAATCGTTTTGTACATTATGTTCTTTCGTTAGTTCTGCAATAAACAAAAATCGTTCGTATGCCTTACGAACACTGGGATTGGTTAATAATTTATCAGCTTCTTCTTGTAAGGCTTTTAACCCTGCCTCGGCAATATCTCGACTACTGTTAATGTGTAGCGTACATAATTCGTCGCCGAACTCTTTAGCTAACTTCTTCCAGGCCTTGCGTTGTCCTTCTGTCAATGGAGTCTGCTTAGGGCGTAGTTCGCTGGCTTTGCTAATAGCACGGCTCATAGCATCTTCAGCCACACGACCTGCGGCAATCATAGGAGCATAGGCTGGATCAATGTTGAACCTACGGCTTGATCCGCCTGGGTAAACATCTACTAGATGTGTACCTTTTGGAAAGCTATCGCAGAACTCCGAACTGTATGTACTGTGCGGAATATATCTACGGCCTTTTTTGATATAGAAGATAGTTTCGGTCATAACTTATTGTAGCAGAGAACTTATTTTCTGTCAACTGCTTCTTGCCCCCATTTCATTGCCCAAAAGGTATAGTCGATATCTTTAAGTTTGGCTACAACTGCAAATTCATAACCGTACTGCAATGTATCAGCTTGTCTGTGCCATTCGGGTGTGTCTACTGCACGACCCATAACCCATTCGCCCATTTCGCTTTGTTGCCATTCCCAAAGTGGTTGTGCGGCATACAGATCTGGATCCTCAACATCGCCCATTCGAAACTTATGTACTACCGTTGTGTGGATACGATAAGCCTTGCCATCTATAACCATAGTGTCATAAGTCTGCGGCAGTTTTTGTTTGCCCAGGTACCCGTGTTCGGCATCAAACTTATAAGCCAAGCTCTTTCTCCAGCCAGGGTTTGCAGTTGATCCATGTTGTATAAATGTGTGCCTTGCCGCCTCGAGCTTCCCATTCTTCACAATTTGAATGTCGGTCATCAATCAATATATCCCCGGCGTTTTTACAGTGTCGCCACTTGTCGTAACTGAATGGGCCAATGGTAACTGGTATACCTGGAAAGTGTTCGTCTCCCCAATGTACTTTGTCATACACTGCCAAAGGCATGGAGTAGTCATGTGGCAATGCAGTAAGGAATCTCAAAGTATATTGAGGATTACGATCAATGTATGCCTTGCACATATCGACCAGTTCGTGGGCACCTTCCATTAATGGTAGATCACGATAGAAGCGCAGGTCTTCTTTGAGTTTGTCCCATTCTGCTTGGGGAATACGATCACTGTCTTTGTTAACCCGTAGCTTCAGTATCTCCTGTGCTCGTTCTTGCCAAGCGGCTACCACATCATCCATATCTAAATATATATTCATTTACTCCACCTTAGTATAAACCAATCACGGTCTTTAACTTGTTTAAACCAAAACTTTCGATTATTAGCGTACCAACGTTTATGTGGTTCCGGTGTTAAGTTCTTTGTTTCTTGCCAAATGCTGCCAGTATCGCCAAATGTATCAAGACACCATGTTTCCATATCAATCCAACTACCGCCTATAGGTTCTACTGTATAATAAGGGCTTCCATAGACAGTACCGCTAGATAAATGTAGATCACTTATAGGATTGGCATTGATGTCATCTATTAATCGCTTTAGGGCTTCATCACTAAATCTCATACAGCTCCCCATCGAAGTATGAACCAATTGGCATCTTTGGCATCTTCAAATAAGAAGTCTCTGCCATTTTGTTCGTGTGCATTCTTACAATGTGTTCTTACCCATACGATGATTTCAGCGGCCTGCCACGGTGGTACTGGGTTAGGAAGCATAACACGAATCCAGCCCAGTTCTTTTAGCATACCCCATAAGACTTCTCGGTCAATCTCACGGGCCATTGCATTACCGGCCTTGTTGATTATTTCTTCTTCTAAGGTCATTTCATATATTTTATCTGAAAAAATAAAAATCGTTTTGGATCTACAACATCATAATATTGTGTGTAGTTACCTGTGTCATCTTGTCCCATTCTTAACCCGTACTTTTGTTCTACCCAATAGGGCATTGTGGGCCCAGTCATGCCTGCGTTATCACCTACCGCTTCTCTATACTCTGCCCGTACTGCATGTAGAGCATTCCAGTATTGTTTACGCTGTTCTGTGGCCATAACGTCTTTGGATAGTATAGTCATGGACTAACAGATCTAAGCCCTTTGATGTCTTTGTATGCAACAAGTATGTAATAGTGCCACACAAAACCAATCATCATGGGCAAGTCCAAGTGTACACTCACCATGGGGCCTTCCAGTTCACTGCGCATGTTGTCACCATATGCTGTACCCACAAAAGGTATGCCCTTGTATGTGCCTTCAACCCTGTCTCCAAAATTGTATCGGGGTTCAGGGCGATTCTGTTCAAAGTATTCAGCTAGGTTCATTTTTTAAACCTCGGCATGACATTGTGTCCTGTGTATTGAAAACTATCCAGCATGGGCAATAGGCCAGCCAAATCATCACTAGGATGTCGTTGTATTAGAGGGTGACGATCACCGTCAGTCAGCATGAAGTACAAGTTCTCCGTGCCTTCATCGATTTGATATTCAAAGATGTGTTGTAGATCTTCTAGGGTCATTCTTGTTTCCTTTGTGGATAATAGTAGTGGCATTCATGAGGGCGATAAGGGTACCAATCTCCGGCCATGCCACCCAAGTGTTGTAACGCACAACGAGCTCGATCTTCTACGGCATTCATTTTGGCAATCCAAGGCGTTTCTCTTTGAGCAAGAATATACTGCTTGAGATAGCAAAAACTTTGTTCCCGGGGTGTCATTCTTTGCACCTAACCACGTGTGAGAACATGGTCTTGCCGTTTTTCTGGGTGTAGGTAAACCGCAAAAAGCATCGTGGGCATGTGACCCGTATAGTATGTGTCATAGTTTCTCTCCACAATGCGGGCACAGTTTGGTTGTGACACTACGCATTTCTTTCAGCGTCTTGTTTAGTTTACGGGCATCGGACAGCTGAATTTTAATCCATTTACGATTCCTATCATGTTTGTCTTTGCTCAATTCTGCTTTAAGGTGTAGCTTCATCTTGTTAAGCCTACCTTCAAAGATTTCAATAAAGCCCGTTATTCCCGGGCCTTTGTCTGCTGGTGTACCACTCATATTAGTATAACTCCGACTCATATACTGGATCGCCTTTGATGTTCAACCAAAAGTCTTCTTTCTCAGTATGTATCAATCTTAGACGTTCTAAATAATCTCTACGTTCACTATCAGTAATAGCAAGCCAAAACTTAACAGCTTCGTAATTACCATATGATTCACGGGGCAGAGTTTCAAGCATCCAATTGGTCAAAGCTTTGAACGCTTGAACAGTATTGGCGGAATGACTGCTGGAGATTGCACGGGCCCAGTCGTTGGCCAGTATAGCAGTAAAACAACCTCCTGGACTGAAACCAAACACCATGTAGTTGTACATAGGGTCAGCAAAGTCTTGGGGAACTTCCCACTTGGCGAATGTGGCCATTATGTTGGCTCTACTGTATGCACTGATGTTCATTCTTCACTTTCTATTTTGGGTATGTGATCAATCCAGCGTAGGATAAACCAATCACGTTGGGCTTCGTTCTTAAAACTCCAAAGCCATTCATTCATCTGCATGCCACAATGATTTTCCAGAGCCCAGGCTTTGATCTCTAGATCAAGTTCGGGTGGAATCTGTTCTTTTTCAAAGCGTAGCCCGGGCAAGTTAAACATGCCAACTTTAACGTGTTCCATGCAAGTACTCACTGAATTTTAACAAGAACATTGTGCGTTTACCTTCTGAATAAAAGTCTAGATGAATTTCAAATACTGACTGGCCTTTACTAGGCTCTATGTCTAACATTGTAAACGGATCGTTCTTTTTAGTCAAGGTACTTTGGCGCTGTATGTACTTTTGATATTCATAATCGTATTCATGTTTGGGCTTGTCAACCCAACCACTATGCTCACGTACAGTAAAACCCAGAACCCTACGCATCTTGTCACGTACCATGAATACAGTGCGTGGGTGTTCCTTGTGCAGTTCAGCTAGGATAGCCTGCCACTGGGTAACGGTGAGTCTTACGGGTTTCATCGGGTCTGATTGGCCAGTTCCTTGTAGCCTGCCCAGCTAGGGTGGACAGCGTCTTTTTGGACACGTTTAGTTGTGATCATAGTATCGCCAAAGTTACGGGCTATGATCTCTACTATGTCGTTAACGTCTGCTTTACAGAACTGGTCATTACAAGGCGGCATGATCCAATACACGTGGCGGGCATCAACCCTAGTACGCAAGTTCATCAGCTCTTTAAATGTGTTTACACCCCTGTGATCATTAGTACCCAAACTGATGATCACGCTGGGTGCCTGTAGGTTCTGGTCCTTGTACTTTTTATTCCACTGTTTAGAGTTAAGGCCGCTGGTGCTCAGGCTGGTACACTCCTGACGTACTTGGGCCGTACCCACTGCAATGCTATCCCCGATAATCATACAATCAATCATAAGCCACCCATGTGTTTAGTGTTGTGTTCCAATGCCTAGTATCATAGACCCTAAAGCCAATGCCATAGCCCAGCAGGCCCAGACCTAGCTCAAGCCCAGCATGATCTTCACCCGTGCTGACAGCAAACTCCACGTCCACTAGGCTACCTGCATAATACGTATGCTCCAGCTCCCAGGCTCTATGCTGACCCAGACGTCCGTGTAGGCTACCCAGATTCTTGAACAGCTCCCAAGGTGTGCCAATGTTAAAGCGTAGGTGGATCAGTTTCATTTTCAGGGTCCTGGTTAAGACTGGCCTTGAGCAGACGTATCATGCGATACACTTCATCGGGGGTCAGGGTCATGGTAAAAGTATTCATACCTGCTTTGAGCTTGAACATGGTAACGCCGTCACTGTAACCAATAGTGTACCCGTCATCATTGAAGCGTGGTTCAGGGGCCACTTCGGGTAGCATAATTTTTGGTATTGTAACTGGGGGTTGGGGTTTATTAAACCAATCAAACATTGTGTATCTCCTTGTCATATTCCACAAACTTACTTAGTGTGTCAAAGTTCTGCTCTGCACGTAGTACGGCCCGGTAGGCTATTTCTAGTGCTGGGTTATTGGCTATCAGTGTAGCACGATTCAGTTCCAGCTGTCGTTGTGTACGTGCCCATTGTATAATGTCCTGTATGTCTTGATCCAAAGTCACCGTGGCATAACTACTGGGCAATGTTTGCCAGCTGGTGCCATTAAACACTTCCACATTGGTATTGTTGATGCGCAACATGCCCTGTATAGGGTTACTGAGATTTGGATTGATATAGGGCAAGCTGGTATCGCCGCCTGATACTGTAACTCCACCGGTGCCCATTAGACCCTTGATCATGTTGTTTTGCCACGGGTCACTTTGACATCTACGTCAATACAAGTGCCTTCTAGGACGGTTGCATCACCCTTGTCTGCTTGTTTGATCAAAGTCCGCATGTGCTGTTTTTGCATCTCCATGCTGGTTCTGCACTGCTCTTCAGTTTTGTAGTAGGTCTGGGCCTGCATGAACTCACAGTTGCCGTTCAAACAGATAATCAGCACGGGTATAAAGATCGTCATTACCAGTCCTCCGAACCTGTTACTTGCATAGTAATGTTGACAGCATAGCCCTTGAGCTCTGTGTCATAAGACAAGGTCAATGTACTGCCAATGCCCGAACTAGTGTCCTGTGTCAGAGTAAAGTAGTTGATGTCCAAATCGCCGCAGATCCTGCGTATACGATCAACTTCATCTATGCTGAGATTAATCATGCTGGTTCCTTTGTGTGCTTGCATTCTCCGCGGAATGTGAACCCGGCACAAGTACAAGTATTCTCGTCCAGGTTAACGATATAGGTCTGACCCTTTGATCCAACGACACTGCGAGTATTGGCCACACGCCCACCTAGCCCAGTAAACGGACTGGGTACAACTGGGTCAAACTTACGACCCCTGCGATCAATGCGTATGGGCTGTTTGAACCAAAATTCATCGTTGCCGCCCTGTTTGATATAGGCCAACATCTTGTCGCCATCCAGCAAGTATATGTGATTGACAGCGGACTTGGCATCGGGCCAAATGGTAGTTTCTAGATATGCATTAGCCATTGATAACACCCAACATGCTGCCAGCACCATACTGTGCTTCACACATGCGAATAGCTTCATTGAGCCCCGACGCATGGAATGTGATGTCGGCAAAAGTATCATTAAGTCTAACTCTAAGTGTGTACATATAAGACCCTTTCTGTTTGTATGCGTGTATTATATGTGAATTTAAGTGATGTGTCAAGCCCAAAGTTAGCCAAAATCGAGCGGGCGATATGCCAATAGAGCCGCGAAGCGGTAGCGAAAAAATTTGAGCATGTAGCGGTTACTAGCCAGATCGCTTCGCTTACCATGCGCTAGTCAATGCAGGGCCTCGACTAGCTTTGGGCATAGACATTAAATACAAGATGACATATCCACAATGGCTAATTAGTATACTAGACGATGAGCTGTACTATGCACTCACACTGATACTCATGTGTGCAATGAGCTTTGATATAGGACTAGTCATTGGAGCGATCATATGCATGTAGAAAGTATCAAATCAACACAAGACGTGTACAGGAACAGTATAGTCACAACTCAGTACACTACACTGATCGATGAAAAAACTCGTAAGCGCACAGTGGAAGTGACTACACATGAGATCATGCTGTATGACCGTAAGGCCACAGCAACTACTCATAACATGAAGCATAACATTGACATATACGCATAAACACTAAAGGCCCCGCTGTACATGTGTAACGTATGTATAGACTGCAATGAGTTTCTAAACCCTGCTAGCTATAGCGTACACAATGAACACTCGTAAACTCGCTGTGCCGAAACTGTATATTGCATAGTATAGAGTCTATTAGCGCACAGTGCAAGATCTATGGTTATATTGTAGTACAATAGGCCCCGCTGTGCGGTTGTGCAGATATAATGGGCAAACTGTGTGCTCACAATAGGCCCCGCTGTATGTATGTGTGTGAGTGGCTGTAGGAGAGAGTTTAGAGGGGACGATTGGTAGGGATGGGTAACCATTTTAACTATGCCAATCTGCCTGACGAGCCGCCGATTCTAGATACCCTATGTCCACTCTTGTCAACCTTGATTATGAATCATTATCCTGAATCCACCACACTTTATTGCACTTTGTCACACTTTTTCACCATTTTAGGTCCAGCTGACCCCGTCTGTTGATCACTATGACCTGCCGGGGTGATCTATTTCACACAAAGTTACACTTAGATCACATGCTGTTACACTATAGATCTATACTATACTCACATGAGTCACAGTACGCTCACAGCCACTACTATATAGTACGGTGTTTTATAGGTCTAACCACTAAGTACTATATACAACCGGGAGAGTCACATGTTAACTAGTTCGGAATGCCATATCAAGTTTAGAGATCACAGTGTACATATACGTGTAGATCATCGTGGTCGTATTAATTGTTTCAAATATAATAGTGTGTGCTGTGAGTGGGAACAGTTTGATGAACATTGTGAATATGAAGCCGCGGACTTTATATTCAAGGATCTTGCTCAGTTTCGTTATGTGGTACATTGGACCGAGGAACCTCAGCAATAGTGTACTTGTTCGAGGCCGGAGCCATCCAGCCAAAACCCACTTTGTCAAGCGGGTTTCTTTTTGGGTCGCATATAAACAACACCAAAAAGTTATCCACAAGTTATCCACACCGTGGCTTTAATACAACAGTGGCAGATTCGCCACAGTTAGTAAGTGCCAACTAACCCCAATCCCGACGCCCACCCTCCACGTCCACCCCCACTATGTTCGAACGTGTGCTATTATAGCGCATTTTGGGCTCTTCGTCAACCGGACTATAAAGACCCTACGCAAACTATGTTATTGACAGTTCGGGCTCTCAGTGTTATAATACACTATGACGAAAAGAACTGCCCGCAAAGACTCCAACTATATCATATATGTGGCAGAGCACAACGGCTCAGCGTATATAGGGCTGACACGCAAGGGCTCTGTGTCAGTGGCCAAGGCCGTAAAGGAACGCTGGAGAAAGCATATCAGCAGAGCTAGACACGAAGATCGCGACTGGATCATATACAATTACATCCGCGAGGGTAATTGGACTGACTGGGCGCATGACGTGATCTGCGTGATACGTGGTCGTGCTGAAGCTTATGCATACGAGCGCGAGCTGGTCAAACAGCTCAAGCCCGAACTGAACGATCAGTACTCAGGTTGACAGGGTCCGGGGATCCTGTTATAATCAAGGCTAAGTTAAACAAAGGAGCGAAACGATGTTCAAACTATTATCAACTGCCAATCCCAAGATCCAAAAGGGTACCAAGATGGGCTATCTATCATTCATCCTGCACCTTGCACCAGCTGATCTTAGCGGACGTGAGACTTGCCCCAAGCGAACGGCTGGTTGTACTGCCGCTTGCCTTAACACTGCCGGGCGTGGTGGCATGTTCAAGAAGGGTGAGAACACCAACATGATCCAGAAGGCACGTATACGCAAGACTGAATACTTCTTCAACGATCGCGATGCGTTCATGATGGATCTGTACAAGGACATCCAAAAGGCCATCAAGTTCGCAGAGAAGCAGGACTTGATTCCAGTGTTCCGCTTGAACGGTACGAGCGACTTGAGCTGGGAGAAGTACACTGTAGGCTCTACGGATATGAACTTGTTCCAATTGTTCCCCAATACTCAGTTCTATGACTACACCAAGGTTCTTGGACGCAAGGTCGGCCAGTACTTCAACTACCACTTGACGTTCNNCAANGCTGACGGCAACGATTCGGATGTGGCAGAAGCTCTGTTGCAGGGCATGAGCGTGGTAGCGGTGTACGATGCTATCCCAGCAGGCGTACCCAGTGCAGACGAAACTGACCTGCGCTTTTTGGACCCTAAGGGCATTATGCTAGGGCTTAAGGCCAAGGGCCGTGCAAAGAAGGACTACAGTGGTTTTGTGATCCGGTTGACAGAGGCCGCTTAAGGCCGTATAATTAACACATAGACAACAAGGAGCGAACTTATGTACACTGTAATCGTATTCAAAGCAGACAAGCGCAAGAAGACAGGCGAGCGCGAAGTACTGTACAAGGACTATGACACTGACAATAAGTCAATGTTAGAGCATACCGTCAAGCACACCTGGCTGTCGAGTGCAGGCTTCCGCTATGAAATCCACCAGACTATGGTCAAGCGGACCAACATGATGGGTGGGGGCGAGTACGAAGAACGCTTTGATACCCCCAACTATTGTTCACCCTCTAGCGAATCTTATTGGAGCATGTAATGAAGACAACCATGGTACATGATGTAGAAGTTAAGGTAGGCGACAATGTGGCCTTTAAGAGCGACATCGAGCAATGGGCCAAGATCATAGAGATCAAGAAGACCTATGCGGGTGTGGCTCTAGTGTTGGAGAACAAGCATGGATTCTCAGGTGACTACATCGGCGGAGAGACAATAACCACAGTGCTAGCCAGGGATTGCTGGGCCGATTGACAGCCCAGTCCAAAGACGTTATACTTAAGGTTAAGTTAAACAAAGGAGCAGATATGTTAACCATTCAGCAAGTCAATTCAGCTATCATGTTGCAGAGTTGGACCAATACAGAATTGAGTAGCATGATTGATGCGGTCAAGTGGAATCGCACCAACCTAGCTAAACAGATCAAGCGAAGCATCAGCATTGGCGACAATGTGGAGTTCACTAGCTCTAAGACAGGGCGACTCACCCGTGGCTTTGTCAAGAAGGTGGCCATCAAGTATGTGACAGTGGACACTGGTATGGGCATGTGGAGAGTTCCAGCGAACATGCTCACACTGGTAGAGACAGAAACCGCATAGGTTGTAGGGTTATTGACAGCACCAGTTGACGAAGAGGTTGATTGGTGCTACAATAGAAACAGTTAGAAAGCAAGGCGGTCCTCGAATGTAAGAACCCACGCAGAGATGCAAAAAGGGTTGGAACCAAGGGACACGAAGCGAGTTTGTAGACTCGGCCTCCG